GTTGAGCGACTGCAGAATTCAGCGTCGGGGTATAGATTAAAAAGTTCTTTAGCTAATCCGAATTTTTTATTTCCTGAAATTATCATATCATAGGTCTTTATAAATGTCTAGTAGAGTCTTTTGGTCGAATGACTCTGAATCAATAGCAACAATTTCACGAGATACAATTTCGTCAACACTTTCGAACTTACTAATGTCAAGCTCGGTAGTAATCTCGTCGATTTGCTTTTGAGGTATAAGCGTGATTTCTCTACAGTCGTGTTGCTTGATATATGTTTCTTTAATGAAGCTTGCTTCTTCGTAACTAATTGGAATGTCGATAGCTACTCGTAAGTACATCTTGTCTTTGATAATAGTGTTATCAGGGTCAAGCAGTTCGGATAGTTTTACTGTACGGTACTTTGGACAGTTATCCCAGTCAATGTATTGAGGCTCACCGTCGTTCTCACGATCGAGCACAACCATGCCACGCTTGTCATCCCACGCATCTGAATAGTTGTGCGGGAAAGCATTACCGATATAATGGATATTGCCTTTTACTTGGCGCTTGTGGAAGTGCCCTGAAAACACATACTTCTGATTTACAAAGTGCGTAGCACGTAAGTCACCGTGTTCCGGCATCTGAACGTGAGCGTTCATAAGGAATGTAGGAAGCTCAAAGTGTCCGAACATATATTTGCTCTTAGACTTTTCGATGTTCTTCCATTCGTCGCCTACTAGCCACGGAACAAGTGCTACATCATCAAATTCAGTATACTCGTCAACTAGGGTAATGCCCGGAATGTGTCTCGCAAATTTTGTAGAACTAATGTCTCGACGATCTTTATAGAACAAGTCGTGATTACCGTCGAACATATAAAAGTTGTCGAAGGCTTTACCAAGCTTTTCTAATGATCGAATTGTTGAATCAAGTGTGGAAAGATTGACACTACTACGGTTGTGATGCCAATCTCCACAGAAGATTCCTGTTTCGCAATTATTTGCTTTTGCTTGTTCAATATACCAATCAACGAATTCTTCGCAGTCGGCGTTATGAACTTTACTATTACTTTTCATACCGAAGTGGATATCGGTAAAAATGGCAGCTCGTTTAAACAAATTGTCCTCGTGTATGGATTCTCATTTATACTATTATAGTATATATCAGGCCATATTGTCAAGACAAATTTTATTTTTTCTCAGGATTATTTGCTTCCCATTCACGTGATGCTTGACGAGTGTAACTTGGTGTCATATCGTTCATTTCAAGAATGTCATCGCGAATAGCTTGATTACGTTTTTCTAAGTTAATAACTCTTACAAAACTGTTAGTAACAGCAGCAGTGTAATAAGCAAACGGGTTAGCTGACTTAGACTCGTCAAACTGTAAACCAATCTGTGTTAACTGTAGAATTGCTTGTCCACGCATTTCGTCGTTGTAAGTATATCCTCTTACATTACCACGAGTAGCATAGCGTTCGCATAGCTTTATCCACATATGAGCAAGTTTGTTTGTGACCTTGCCATGATCCTTGCTGAAGTAGCCGTTTTCCATTCCACCGGTCCAGTGACTTTTGCCAACACACACTAATTCATCATTCTCATTAAACTTGTAGTGCTGGAACGCAGGGAAGTTTAGTTTGATTTTTGTATCAGCAAGTGTCTTTGGAGTTTTCTTTCTTCCTGGTTCTTCAGGAATGTGATCAAACGTCATGACTCTGAAGATGAGCTCGTCCTTTTTTATCTTCTTTGGATCATGCTCGCATTCGGCTAACTTTATTTTTTCGCCGGCTGCTTTTCTCTCGTCAAACATTCTAGTTTGTAGTCGCTTTGCTTTATTTCTTTTTGCTTCAGCGATAGTGTTTCGATTTATTTTAGCAAGGCCTTGTTCGAGGGTACCGTGTGGGCCTTGTAACGATATGATCAAATCAAACTGATTATATGTATCTTCGGTATAGCTACAGAAATTAGTTTTAGACTTGTGTATTTCTGATAGTATATCTTTATTATTTAGGTAGTTATGTTT